TTATTATATAGTGTTAATCATAGGAAGCAATAATAACATCAATATAATTTACACCAACTGAAGAATTTGGAGCAAAAACATTTCCACTAGATGTAACATTAAGTGTATGATTATGAGCTCCTGAACTTCCTTTAGCTGTACCCATTGCAACAGCAGCACCAATAGTAACTAAAGTTACGACAGCCGGAGTTATAGGAGTAGTTGCATTTGCCGGTATAGTATTTGTGCCGTGTATTGCAAATCTATTTGTAGAAGGCGCAACAGGGTGAAAATGAAAAGGCAACTGAGATTCCACTAAAGTATGATTTCCTACTGTGTAAGGAGCTACTACATTTGAATATGTATATGCTGTCGCAGTAAACGCTGTTGTAAAATCTACAGATCCACCAGAAGTTAAACTCGAACCGTTTACTATTCTAAGTGCATGATTATCATAATTTACAGTTTCTTTTGTCCAACCAGTAGGAGCAAAAGTTTCGTGAAAAATAGTTTTAGTTCCGGAATCAAAAATAGCCATATTTAACTCCTTACTGCTATAATAGTATCAACATATTTTATGTTTAAGTTTATTTCTGAATTAACACCACCTTGGTTAATGTTGCCTGTAACCGCAACTGTTCCTATAGGGTGAGTATGTGATGCTCCAGAACCCGCTGTACCAAAAGTTACTGGCGCTGCTGCGGGTGCGGCCGCTCCATCTTGAGTGCTTGCACCTCTGCGGGTCGCAGTTGTACCTGGGTGATTTATACCTAAATGTCGATGAGAAGTCATACTAGTAAGACCGATTGTAGTTGCGTTTACAGCAGAATATGTGATTGGTCCAGGAACACTAATGCTGTTATAATTTTTAAAAACTGTAGAAAAAGATTCACCTGTAGTTCTATTTACAATAACACCAGTAGTAACTCTTAGTGCATAATCATTGTATGTAGTATCTTTAGTCCACCCGGTTGGTGGAGTGGTCATTTTCATTATTGTTCTAGAACCCGAAGGTATAACTAATGCCATATTATGTCCTTGTTGCTAAAATAGCCTCTACATATTTAACACTAAAATCTATAGTGGTAAAAGTTACAGGACTTGTTGCTGGATTTAATGGGTGACTGTGAGCGCTCGATGCGGCTGGAACACTAGTAGGATTAGTAACAGGACTACCAGGGTTTGGAGTCATTACACCCGGACTAAAACTGTTAGACAGCGTTCTAGCAGTTGAAGGTCCTGCTAATAATCCTATTGCCCGAGCTGTTGTATTTGTTGCCGGATGGGGTGTATGATCGTGTACAGGAATTTGAGGTCCAGTAAGAGAGGTTCCTCCTACTGTTCCAGTCATAGATAAACTACCCGATAAAGTTTTAGATGACATAACAGAAGTAAATCCTGATGACCCTCCACTTGATACAGATCCAGTAACACATCTTAAAGTATAATCATTGTCAGAAGTATCTTTAACCCACCCTGTCGGTGCTGTTCCTTGAAGAACGAATACCATAGTAGCACCTTGATAATTAGCCTGTTCTGGATCTGAGGCAGAATTTATTATAGATGAAAGTACAAAAGTATTAAGTGAGTTTCTTCTAGGCATAATTATCCAAAGGTAGCTTCAGATCCGAATACAGACCATGCACCACCTGTACGTAATAAAGTAAATGAGTAAAATTCTGTTTTGTTTGCACTTGCAGTTGGTGCTGCTCCTCCAAACCAATTTATCGTTTGTGCTGCACTGTCAATTTGTACAGCACTAGGATAATAAGGAGTGGCACCCTGAGCAACTATTATAGAAACAACTATTGTTCGATCTGCTGTTGTTGGAACATTAGTAAAATTAGCTGTCCAGTTTGCAGAAGGACTTGTATGATAAAATGTTGTTGCCGTTGATAAATTATGAGTTACTGTACCTGTTGCACCGGTTAAAGTTGTAAGAACTTCTGTTGTTTCGGATAATGTCGTAATTCCAGAAACCGTTAAATCTCCTGAGACTGTACCACCGGTAGTAGCTAGTCGAGTATTTGCAGAAGCAAATGCACCATTCGCATATGAACTAGCAGCAGTTACATTATTAGCAGTTGCAAAAGAACCGTTAGCATAACTAGATGCAGAGTTTGCTGTTAAGTAAGCACTATTAGCATATGAACTAGCAGCAGTTACATTATTAGCAGTCGCAAAAGCGGAGTTAGCATATGAACTAGCAGCAGTTACATTGTTAGCAGTTGCAAAAGCACTATTAGCATAAGATCCGGCACTTACTGCTTTTTGATCGGCAGTAGATGCATTTGTTGTAGCAATATTTGCAGCATTATAGGCCGAGTTAGCATAAGAACCACTTGTTACCGCTTTCTGATCAGAAGTATTTGCAGCACTATATGCCGAGTTAGCGTAAGAACCTGCACTGACTGACTTTTGATCGGCAGTTGCAGCATTTGTAGTTGCGGTGTTAGCTTGGGTATATCCTGAATTGGCATAAGAACCACTTGTTACCGCTCTTTGGTCGGCAGTAGCAGCATTAGTAGTTGCTGTATTTGATTGACCATAAGCAGCGTTAGCATAGACACCTGCACTTGTTGCTTCTTGTTCTGCTGTATTAGCAAAAGCATATGCAGCATTAGCGTATACACCTGACGTAACAGCTTTCTGATCCGCAGTTGCAGCATTTGTGTTTGCAGTATTTGCTTGACCATAAGCAGAGTTGGCGTATGATCCAGAACTTACTGCTTTTTGGTCAGCAGTATTTGCAGCACTGTATCCTGAATTGGCATATGAACCAGCACTTACTGCCTTTTGATCAGCTGTCGCAGCATCTGTGGTTGCGGTATTAGCTTGACTGTAACCGGAATTAGCATATGAACCAGAACTTACTGCTTTTTGGTCAGCAGTATTAGCTGCAGCATATCCTGAATTGGCATATGAACCAGCACTTACTGCTTTCTGATCGGCAGTTGCAGCATTAGTATTAGCAGTATTAGCTTGACTGTAACCGGAATTAGCATATGATGATGCTGAGTTCGCAGCATCTCTTGCCCAAGTGTCTGTACCACCTCCGCCACCACCAAGAGATAATAGATTTGTTCCAACACCAGCAGAAGCTTCAGTAAAATCTATATATACGCCACGGGCAGAACCACCTTGTTCAAAAATTCTTATCTTATTTTGATAAGCATCAATTGTAATACCACCATCAAGAGTGTTATTGGTGCTTGGTTTTCCTAAAAGCATTTCACCACCCTCGTCACCACCAACTGCTAATATATTTAATTTACCTCCATTACCAATTCTAAGTTCACCATCAAAAGTTGATCCACTTGTATTTGCAAATGCACTATTTGCTTTTGAAAAAGCTCCGTTAGCATAACTACTTACACTATTCGCAACACCAAACGCAGAATTAGTGTGATTTATAGGATCGAATCCTCTTACACTAATTGTATTTGTGATAATGTTAGCATTTAAATTAGCAATTCTAAAACTAGAGTTGGCAACATCAATAGTATTATTTGGTAATAATCCATCAAAGCTTGGGTCCAGATAATTATAGAAAACATAATATGTACCATCCGTAGCATCTCTAACAATACCAGTGTGTCTCTTATTTGTTCCCGCATCATCACTGTAGTGTCCAACGAATCCAATATCTAATGCATCGGAAGTTTCATTATTAGCTGCCAACTGAATTAATGGATCATCTACTTTTAAATCAGATACACTGATTGATGTAGCATTACCAGAAACCACTAAGTTTCCGGTAATATTTAAATCGCCACTTACTGTGCCACCAGAAGATGATAATTTGGAATTAGCTGTAGTGTAAGCCGAGTTTGCATAAGATCCTGCACTAACTGCTTTCTGATCTGCTGTGTTTGCAACATTGTAACCTGAATTAGCATAATCTCCAGAAGTAACAGCTTTTTGATCTGCTGTTGCAGCATTTGTGTTTGCAACGTTAGCCTGACTGTATGCTGAATTAGAATAAATTGATGCTGAGTTAACTGAATCGAAAGCACCATTAGCATAAATTCCTGATCTTACAGAAGTTTCTGAAGAAACATTAGCCAACCAGAAAGCTGAATTAGCATACGAACCAGCACTTACTGCCTTTTGATCAGCTGTCGCAGCATTTGTTATGGCAGTATTTGCTGTGTTGAAGGCATCATTAGCGTGCGGCCTAGCATAATTGTCAACTGCACCAGAAGAAACTGAATTAGCTAAAGCGTAAGCAGCATTAGCGTATACACCTGAGGTAACAGCTTTTTGATCCGCAATCGCAGCATTTGTGTTTGCAATGTTAGCCTGTAAGTATGATGAGTTTGCATATGAGCCAGAATTAGTTGCTATAATTTGAGATGTATTAGCAACAGAGAAAGAACTATTTGCATAACTTCCTGAAGTAACAGCTTTCTGATCCGCAGTTGCAGCATTTGTTTCAGAAGTATTTGCTTGACTATATGCAGAATTGGCATAAGAACCAGCACTTACTGCTTTTTGATCAGCTGTTGCAGCATTCGTTGTTGCGGTATTAGCTTGACTGTACCCAGAATTTGCATAAGAATCAGCACTCGAAGCCTTTTGATCTGCCGTATTAGCTAAACTATAACTTGAATTGGCATAAGAACCTGCACTTACTGATTTCTGGTCTGCTGTATTTGCAGCACTGTATCCTGAATTGGCATATGAACCAGCACTTACTGCCTTTTGATCAGCAGTATTAGCTTGAACATATGATGAATTGGCATAATCACCCGATGTTACAGCTCTTTGATCAGCTGTTGCTGCATTTGTGATTGCGGTATTAGCCTGGCCATATGCCGAATTAGCATAGGTACCAGAAGTTACGGCTTTTTGATCGGCAGTGTTGGATGCATTGTATGCTAAATTTGCAACATCAAAAGCACCATTAGCATAAATGCCCGATCTTACGGAAGTTTCAGAAGCTCCATTAGCTGTACTGTATGCTGAGTTGGCATATAAACCAGAAGTAACTGCTCTTTGATCTGCTGTAACAGCATTAGTATTTGCTGTATTGGCGGCATTATATCCTGAATTTGCATAACTAGATGCCGAATTTGCTGCGTTTCTTGCCCAAGTATCGGTTGCATTGTTAGCTGCAGCAAAAGCACCATTTGCATAAGATGATGCTGAGTTAGCTGTATTGTAAGCAGAATTAGAATGAGAATTTGAATAATCTGATTTAGAATTAGCTGTGTTAGCAGTGTCATATGCAAGATTAGCATAGTATTCAGCACTAATTGCTTTATCGTTTACTGTATTTGAAAAATCAAATGCTGAGTTTGCATAATTACCAGCATTTATTGCTTTTTGATCCGCGGTATTAGCAACACCAAAAGACGAGTTTGCATAATCTCCAGACGTTACTGCTTTTTGATCTGAAGTGTTTGCAGCTGCATATGCTGAATTGGTGTAATTTAATGGATCATATCCTCTAATATTTACAACATCGGAAATTAAATTTGCAGTTAAATTTGCAATTCTAAATGATGCATGAGTTGTATCAATATAGGGAGATGCGTCTGGTTCAAGTTGATAATTGTAAAACAATTTCCAAATTCCATCTGTTGCATCCCTAAACAAACCAGCATGAGCGTAAGTTCCATCATTATAATTAGCTGCAAAACCTAAATCTGGATTACTTGTGTTGCTGTTAGCATTGAGATAAATCATGTTATCTTCAATACTTAAATTGGTAGCTTCTACTGAAAATACATTACCCGTTACAGTTAAATTGCCAGTAACAGTTAAGTTACCACTAACCGTACCGCCAGTTAAAGATAATTTATTATTTGCTGTATCGAAAGCTCCATTCGCATATGAAGCCGCAGAATTTGCCGTTGAAAAAGAAGAATTGGAATAAGATGCAGAACTATTTGATGTATTATAAGAAGAATTGGCGTAAGAACTTGCACTGTTTGAAACGTTAAAAGCACTGTTAGCATAATCACCAGAAGTAAGAGCTCTTTGATCAGCGTTTGAAGCGTTAAAATTGGAAGTGTTGGCCAAAGAATAAGCAGAGTTAGCATATGATGATGATGAGTTCGCAGCATCTCTTACCCAAGTATCGACAGCATTATTAGCAGCTGCAAAAGCACCGTTAGCATAAGAACCAGCACTTACAGCTTTTTGATCTGATGTATTTGCTGCGGCAAATGATCCATTAGCATATGAACCAGAAGTAACAGCTCTTTGGTCAGATGTATTAGCCGCAACAAATGCAGAATTGGCATAACTAGATGCTGAATTGGCTGAATCTCTAGCATATGAATCTGTAGATGAACCACCAGTGTTTGCAACAGCAAATGCTGCATTAGCATAAGATGATGCTGAATTTGCAGCATCGTAAGCTGCATTAGATTGTGTCGATGAATCAAAACCACTACTTACGTTAATTGATTCTGCTCCAGTAATAGTAAGACTGCCGCTACTATTACTTAAAACGATACCGTCAATAGTTATACTATCGAATACGAAATCTTGTGTTGAATCAATAGCATTTGGTTTTATTTGTGTTAGTGCCATTATTCTTTGCTCTTTAGAAGTTTAACTAATTCTTTTGTCGAACCTACAAAAACAGCTTTGTCAACATTTATACCATTTGTTGGTGAAGTTTCTTTAGGTTGTAAATCTCTTTTTCTTTTTTGTATTTCCATTAAATCTTTATTCATTTCTGCCAAACTTTTTAACATATTAGCGGCAACTTCATATGCTCTAGGATGATCGGTAGCTTTTGCTACTTCTAATAAACTATCTATAGCACCATTTCCCTTTTGTATCAAATCTTTGATATTGGTGCGAGCAAACTCAGCATCATCATCAATGAGTGTTAGATTAGAAGGTACTGTTTGTACTTGATTTTTATTTTCATAAGATATTGGTTCTATCTCTAATATCTCTGATAGTTTTTCATTTGTTTTTTTCATAATTAAGGAATAGGATTATTACTGTTTAATGTAAATATTAAATTAGCTAAACGATCAACGGCAGCTTGTATTGTTGTTGGTGATGATGTTAACCAATACGCCGAATTGCTTGCGGTATAAAGACTCGCAGTGTTAGCTTGATCATATGCAGAGTTAGCGTAATTACTAGAACTTGTAACGTTTGTATTTGCAGTATTCGCTACGACAAAAGCTGCATTAGCATAAGAACCTGAACTTAATGCATTTACATTTGCCGTGTTTGCTTGGCTGTATGCCGATGATAGTTGACTTGATGTTACATCAGAGAATTCAATATACTCAGTACCATCATTAGTAAATTGCCATTTGTTTGAAGATTCGTTCCAACGAAGTTGTACCGGATTTTCATCTCCTCTAAGAACTCTAATACCAGCATTTTGCGATGGTACTCCAGATGTTCCAAAACCAACATCTATAATATGATCCGAAATTCTCATTGAGCTTAACGATAATGTCGCGGTACAACCACTTATAGAAATATTACCATTGATTGTTACATCACCAGTTATAGTGCCGCCCGTACTGACATTTAAAGTATTATTTGCTCTACTAAAAGCTGCATTAGCATAAGAACCTGAAGATAATGCATTTACATTTGCAGTGTTTGCTTGAGTAAAAGCTGCTGCAGCAAAAGGAATATTTGCTTCAATAGAATCATTTAATTGTTGAAGTGTTACTTTTCTTGTAGTGCCACTTGCAGTATCTAAAACTGGAATTACCGTTAATTCTAAATTTGCACTAACGGTATCTAATAGAGTTAGTTCTGATATTTTTTTGTTTGCCATTTAAGCCTCTAGTTTAAATCTGGAATCTTCCGTTACAATTTCAAAACCATCCTCAGTCAAAATTAAAATTGACGCTGGTTCTAGTGGGTTGATAAACTCTTCCGAAAAACCAAATTCATCATCTGGTTCCGCAGTTATTGGGTTTGGTGTTGTCTTAGTCTCTGATATTGACAAATTAGCAGTGTTAACATAATTAGTCGGATCTTCAGAAAGGTAAATATTTGTATTTGCTTGTCTGATGTACTTAGCAGTTTTAATTGCAGGCCAAATATAACCTTTTGCTGTAAATTCTAAATCCCAAGTAATATATCTTGTTGAAGAAAAATCTCCTTCATACTCAGTTGTCGTATTTACAGAATTGAGTATGATTGGCAAATCATATTTTTGATCCATACCAGGAATAAAATCTACTGTAACATTAAAATCTGGCGTAAAAAACGGTAATATTTGTTCTAATATTTGCGTACCATCTTCAGTGTTTCTCACATAAATTGACATTGAAAAATCAAAGTTATATGGTACAGGAGCAAATTGAGTATTCAATCTTGTTGAATTATTTGCTGAAAAGTTTCTTAATAAAGATTGTTGTTTTCTGGAAACATCGTAACTCATACTTGTAAGTTCAAACGACATTCTAGGAACTGTTACACTAATACTTTTAATTAAATTTGGATCAGATAATAATCTAGTTACGTATTTTTCTTTTGAACCATAATGTAAAGGCACTCTAAATCTTTCTTTTGCTTGTGACATATCTTTGGTATATCTAACGATTTGTATATCATTAAATAATGTACCAAAAGCAACAACAATTTTTCTTATTGTTCTATTATAAAAGTGTTGATTATTTAACATTACGGTTCTCCAAACGGATTAGCTTCCGTAAAGTCAATAATTGAATCTGATTCTGTTTCAATTCCAAAGTTGTCTTGTGCATCTTCAAAAGCACTATCTGTGGTTATCAAATTATTTTCATCCTCATCCATTGTCCAAATAGCATTACTTGTATTACCTTTTAAACTTTGTCCTGAAATAAATGTTCCTTGCACTTGAACAACATCAACGTAACGTGCAGCATTCCAAGTATGCACTATAGCCTGTGCTGTTGAATTTGCTAAATCTGTTCCTTGATAAACGATTTCACCTTTAACAAAAGTTCCTGTTCCAGATACAGGTACAGACAATCTAGTTTTTCTATAATACTCAAATGCATCATCATCAATTTCTTGTTTACCTGTAGATATAATCTCTTCTGAGAAAACGTATTGTTTCAATCGAATAGCGTAAACATAAACGTTGCCGCCTCGACCGCGACCTAATGTATAGTACATTGCTTGGTCATTTTCATGTTCAACGAAAGTAATTTCAAAAAATCCTCTTAACAGAGGAACATAAATCAAATCACCTTCTCTAGGTCTTGTTGGTGCTTGATTTTCTGTCGCAACAATATCACCAATTCTTGGACGATTATAATTTGTTGATCCTACAGAATATTTAAACTTTCGACGAGAAACTAGGAATGTAATCTCATCACGAATTTCTAAACCAAATTTTGAAATAAAATCTTGTTCGCCATCCATACCAGTAATATTTTCCAAATACACTTCAATAGGATGTGCAGATACATATTGTTTCAAAGTATCTTCACCATACAGTTTATCAATACCATTTGGATCTCTGGATGTTCTTGGTAGATAATAAACATCCATACCATAAATTCCTAAAGCCTCAATAACCAAATCTTCAACTAGAAGTTGTTCATTAGTTATTTGATCTTGTGGGAATGGTTGGAAATAAAAATTTGTAGCCACAATTAACCCATCAAAAAGTCATTTGGTAAAACATTATATTGCTGCATTTCAGCTTCTATTTTATCTATTTCTGCGACAGCTTCATCGTAAATTTCTTTACCATTAAGTGTAACACCACCTGGCATTTGTATGCCACCAAATTTTTTCATATTACTACCCCACTGTTGTTTAATTTTAGCGGTAGCATATTGTTTTAAAAATCTATCATTCCAAACGTCGGAAACTCCAGTTTTAGTTGCAGTTACATTTGAAATGTTTGCTGTCGGTGGTTTACTCAAATCGATATTTGTTGGCGAGTTTATTTTCCTTATTTGTACAAATTGTCCGTCGGATAATGTAATAAAATCGTTTTCTATAACCTCTTGGTCAAATCTAGTACTAGTACCTATTATAGTATTTGATGAAGTGTTTCCTGTCAATGATCCAGTCAAAGTGATGTTGTCAGGATCCATTTTTCGATAACATTCAATAATAACATATTTACCAACTTTTGCGTCACTACTCCAATTAATGTCTAACATAATTTTATTCATGTGACGATTAAATCTGAATTGCGGAGTTCCAGAAAATAAAAGATTTAATGTTCGAATATGTTGCATAGTAATTTCGTATGAAACATATGAAACTGAAGTAAAGTCGTATAAATCATGCAATCTAAGTTGATATCTTAGATCAAACATATTAATAGAAGAATTTGAATCGTCAAAAGGAAGAACACCATTTACGGATATTACCGAGTCTGGACAATAAATCCAACGACGGTCAATATCTTCTTGAGTAAATTGATGTTTCATATATAACTTTTCACAACCATCAAAATGATAGTCGTAAAAAAATTGAAGCGCGTCATCAATTCTATCTTCTATTTGATCATCATCAACATTAATATTAATGACTGGCCAACCTAATTGGCGTAAACAATAATCTTTGAATTGAGTTCTAGTTGATGGGGATGCCATAAATTCTCCTTTTACCGAGTATTTATGCCATCTAAAATTTAAACTTGTTTTTTAATAATAAGTTAAATTGATATATAAATTCTTGCACTTCCGCCGGCAGAACCTGAAGTACTACCTGCCGCTACTCCAGAACCGGCGCCGCCTCTATTGGCATCTGAGTTGTTTCCTGCTGTTGTTCCTGATCCGGAATATTGTACAACATTAGACACTAAAGACGTATTGGCATAATTGGATCCACCGCCTCCGCCTGCACCAGCCCATGACGCCTGTATTGCAGCGCCGCCACCTCCGTAATACCCGCCGCCTCCTCCGCCTCCAGCATAGCCTCCTCCTGTTCCTCCGGTGCCTCCTTGCAAAGCAGATCCAGAAGTACCAGGATTCGATGCTGATCCTGCGGCTCCTCCAGCCGATTGTGTTCCTCCGCTACCCTGCGCACCACTGAATCCTGCTCCATTAGCGCCAGAGGGATGACCACCAGCGCCACCGATATCGCCTCGACCACCATCATCGTATCCCGCTCCTCCTCCTCCCGCAGCAATAACTATAGAATTTGCATGAGATAAAGATGTTCCTGTGAAAATTCCAGCTGCATTGCCACCCCGAGAATCAAAAGTTGCAGGTGATGCTCCCCCACCAAAAAAACTAATATAATAAGAAGTTCCGGTGTTTAATACTAGAGTGCCGGTTACAGCACCTCCAGCACCACTAGCATAAGATGCTCCAGCACCACTTCTACCTGCATAACCACCTTGGCCCCACAATTTAACATTTGTTGTAATCTGTCTTAATGGTGTTATAGTATATGAACCTGAAGTTATATTAATTACTCCATCATCCACAAAATTCCATGAAGTTTTTCCATTTAAAGCAGGAGAAATGTTTAAATCTGCTACGATTGGCCATTTATTAGAACTTTTTAGTTGTTGCGCTTCAATAATACCAGATAAAAAACTCGTATTACTTGCAGTGATAACTCGCTCAGCACCAATAATACCAAAATTGGATCTAACTCTAGGCATTAACTTATAACCTCATACGAAACTACACCGTGAACAGATGAATTTGCTGAAGTTGACATTTGTAAAACATCACCTTCTTCCATATAAAAAGAAGTATCTTTTGCTACAGCAATTAAAGTAGAAGTAGCCGGAATAGAAATAGAACCAGCAATATAATAACTTGCTGGCGATGCAGAACTTCTATTAAAAATTACATTTGCGGTAACTGTTGCAGAACTATAATTTGAAAGTTGAATATTAT